TGTAGAAGGATTAATTGGATCGCGTGGATTAGGTTCAACAGGAATGAGCCTGTCAGATTTTGTTCCTGTTGCTGGTTCAATTCTTCCAGCGCAAGAAGCGGTTCAACAAGGTGATTATAAAACGGCGGCAATGTCTATGATCCCAATGGAAGGATCAATTGCTAACCGTTTGGCAACAAATGAAACACGAGCATTAAAAGGATTAAATTATGGAACAGAACAAGCAGGCCCATTCTACAGAGTCTATCCACGAAAGACTGGCGAAACGGGATCAATTTTTAACGGAACTCGAGAAGAAACATGGCCCAGTTCGCCAATTGATGCCACACGAAGAGGATCGTCTTCATACGGAACTTCGCAATTTGACCCGAACACGGGGACAACATCACCGTTAATGCCAACGGGAGAAAATAATATTCCCTTAAAATCTGCAAATAAGTATGTAAAATCAGTTGGATTGCCAGAATTTTCACAACCTGAAATGCCTCGTTCATCTTTGGCCAAACAAAGCGCAATTGGTCGTACATTTAATTTGGCGGCAGAAGAAAACCCTGAATATAAATCTGCAATTTTTGATGCTTATGGCAAAATGATGCCTAATGTTGTTGAAAAATCAGGTGCAAAAAATTACGATCAATTGCTTGAAGCTGCATATCGTCAAATGGCAAAAGAAACATCAGATCAATTTGATGCTTTGCCTTTGCGTTTTTCATTTCATCGTGCTGGTGAAGGAAACTATGAAAATAGTTCTCAAATGGTTGGAGATGTTCATAACAATGGGCATTTGTTTGTTTATCAAGGTGGCGATAAACATGACTTTTTGCATAATATTGATCCAGAAACTGGATTAAACGAAAATGAAAAATTTCGTGCAGTTCATGATGCTTTTGGGCATGCCATTTTAGGCAATACATTTGGCCCGCAAGGAGAAGAAAGGGCATGGGGCGCTCATTCTAGAATGTATTCACCACTTGCACAATTGGCAATGACGGCTGAAACACGCGGTCAAAACAGCGTTGTAAATTATACGCCTTTAAATATGAAAATATTTGATCAATTAGGTCAAATTGAGATGCGTATGGCTGACGCAATTAAAGGTGGTCGCGCTGATGAAATTGCTGCATTGAAGGCAGAAAAAGCAAACGCTATGAAAGATTGGCAATTTGCTCCTCAAAAAGCTGTTTTATTGCCTCCAGAATTTCTTAGCACTGAATATGTTGGAGGCATGCCTGAATATGTTCGGTCGCTTATTAAGCCAGAAACTGGAACAACATTTTTTTCTTCTCTTGCCCATTTTAGTCGTGATCCAAACATAACTATGACTGATCCAACTCTTTATGGAACTGGTTTAAAAGGGGCTGAACGAGATCGAATTTTTGGTATGCCGGGTGGTGTAGCAAATAGATCGTATTTTTATTTAGGTGATCCTCGTCGTGTTTCTCCTGAACCGGGACTAGGTTCTCAAAGATATTCTTCAAGTTCTGAAAACCTTTATAATTGGAATCAAGACCCATTAGGATTGTGGAATATTGCTCAAGAATTAAATCGCGCTCCTGCAATGGCAAAAAATGATCCTGCATGGATTAATATGCCTCAAGCAATAAATGATGTAGAACGATTAGCAAAAGAATACGGTTATTCTGGTATTGCAAATACGAAACATAGGTATCCCATGGCAGTTATGTTTGATCCAACTCCTGTACAACGAGTAGGAAGAAAAGAAGGCGGTCGTATTATGGGCAATAACGCAATTGATAATGCAATTCGCATGGCTCGCGGTGGCAATGCGGGTGATGGCATCAATGAGCATTCCATTTTGGACACAGAGCCACCAATAGAAGTTCCTCATTCATTGCAGGAATTGCAGAATTGGAACAAAACTCATCCGCGTCCGTTAAATAAACATGCGATGGATGACATATTTAGTTTGCGCTTGTCCGGCGTTGAGGGTGCTGAACCAATTGCTATGCCAGCCAACTTAGATGAGTTGCTTGCTGATTTACGCAGAAGGCATCACGCCTCTGGCGGCAGGCTGCATTATGAAGATGGTGGTGAAACTGATGGCGGTGATCCACGCGGTAATGAAGCAGGCATGTCGGATCGTTCGCAGTCAGATGGTTTATCAAGTGACCCACGCGGCGATGAGCGTGGTTTTGCAGATGTATCGCAACCAGATAACATTCCATCAGATGTTGGCCGTTTTTCGTTTGGCCGTAACTTTGATGTTTCAGGTGACAACTACACAGGCCATGAGATGCCAACTGGATTAATTGGATACTCTGAGAAACGTATGAACACGCCATACGAAGGCAGTCTGTTAAGCGCAACGATGGACCCCAGCAATGCATTTGGCATGGGATATGGCTCATTGGTTGGCAAAGCAAATACACGCGCTGGTGCAGCAGGGTTCCTTGGTAGCGCAATGGGTGAAAGCGGCAAAGAACTTGACCCATCAGCCATTAATGCTGGCTCTATTGGTGTATTCCAACATACAGGACCACGCGCAACGGATTTAAGGGATGTACTTGGAATTGGTCAAACCGTCTCAGGCAATGAATTGCGTGATGCTTTGGCTGGTTCTCAAATGCCTCAACTTGGATTTGCGTTAAATGAAATAGCCACAAAACCAGATTACACAAGCACAAGAAATGCAATGAGGACGGGAACTAATGCGGCTGATGTTGCGGATGTTGCATTGCAAAATTTTGAACGTCCAACATTAGAAAATCAAATTGAATCTGCCCTATCCCGTGAGGCATACGCCCGTAGCATTATGGCTGGGCGTCCATCTGGGGCTACTTTAGGTGTTGGGCAATACGATGGAACTCCTAGCAGTATTAGGGATGCATTAAAGAGCGGTGTAGATTCAGCCAAAACACAAACGGGGCGTTTTGGTGCATCAAATAATTATGCCAGTAATGATCCAAATGCTGTTGTTGGATCATATGACAACAGCACGGTTTCTGGCGGCACGGCAGATGATACGTTAGAAAACACAACCCCAAGGATTCCGGTTGATAGTTTAGAAGACCCCGCATTAATTGCGGCTTACAACGCACAATATGGATTAAGTGGGCCTAAGAATGCTTTTGCTGACATGACACTGGGCCAAAGAGTGCCTAATGTTACCACTAACAATCCATTCATTAATAAAGCGCAACAGTTCGGTAATTTCCTTACGGATAAACTTACGCCATCTTATAATTTAAATTCTCCTGAATATAATAAAATCAGTGAAACAGTTTCTAATAATCGGGAACAATCTCCAGATTATCGCAATGACCATACCCAACAAGTTATTGATAATGCGTTGGCTGTGGCGGCTCCGGCTGCTCCAGTTGCTCCATATACAACTCAGCTAAGTGCAGGCAGTTTAAAATTACCAAGCACAACAGGTCAAACGGCTCAACAGTGGGCTGCTCAAAATGTTGGCGGCGATATGTCTAAGGTTAATGCGCGTATTAAATATATTAATGGTGCGCCAAGGCTTGAGTACTACACCGCGTAAAAGGGTAATTGTACAAATTGGAAAACTAAGTTATTATCTACCGTCCCTGTCAGGAGCCGCCCATGTCTAAGTTGTCAGATTCCATTAAAAACCCCATGCGTGATAAGGCTATGCGCCTGACCAAGGGCGATCCTACCAGCAAGGTAGATTCATCCACTTGGACGCCTCCAGAGGCAGAAAACGCGGGGGTCAAGACTGGACTCCGCCCACTTAGCAAGCGCCAGTACAAGTCTGGTGGCAAAGTTCATGGTGCAAACGCCAAGAAACGCGCTGATAGGTTGATGCGTAAGTCTGGTGGCCGCACTGAGAGTGAAGATCGGTCAAAGCGGTATTTGACTCCTGACAATCTGTTAAACCGCGATGTCCGCATGGCTAATGAAGAGCGTGCGGGTACGAAGCACGTCGGCGGCTTTAAAAAGGGCGGCAAGATTAAGCGTTCGCACCACATGGATGGTGGCGTTCCTGATTATACGCCAGAGCAGATTGCTTTAGCGAAGCGCGGAATTGATCCATTTGGTGGTGATCGCACCACGGCACCGAGAGTTATGCCTGTTAAGCGTCCTGTTCGCGTTCCAGTTCCTGTTCCGGTCGCACGTCCATCCGATATGGAGTACGTTCCTATGCCAATGCCTCGTCCTTCTAACTTAAAGAAGGGTGGCGCGGCAGAGCATACCGACGAAGTACAAGATAAGAAATTAATGCACAAAGTTCTCCGTCCAACGGCGTTCAAAGCCAAGGGCGGCGCGGCTATGCATCATGAAGATTGCTCATGCAAAATGTGCATGGGCGGAACTGCCAAAGCAAAGAAGGCTGATGGCGGCAAGATTAATTGGCTGAGAAAAGGCGAAGAAGTATTCTCTGGCAATAGCACGACGAAGGTTCCGGGCAAGACTGGTGGGCGTACTGCCAAGGCTTACGGCGGCCAGATGGGCGCACAGCCACAGGCCACAGCTGCGGCTGCTCCGCAACAGACGCAGCAATATGCTCAGCAGCAGGCTAGTCAGCAAGCTGGTCAGCAGGCAGCGCAGCCATATGCTCAGCAGCAATATGCTCAGCAGTACCCGCAACAGCCACCGCAGCAGTACCCGCAACAGCAGCAACCTCGAAATTTTTTTGACGAACAACAATCAGATGCTGCAAGGGCTGCATATGCTCAGCAATATCCGCAAGTTTCGCCGCAATATTCTCCTGAGCAGAATCCGCAAATTCCGCCGCAACTTTCTCCGCAGCAGATGCAATATGTTCAGCAGAAACTACAAGATTTTCCGCAGCAGTATCCGCAGCAGCAGCCATATCCTATGCAACAGCAGCCTCAGCAGATGCCACAGAATATGTTTCCTTCGACTGGCATGGGTGTGTTGGGCGGCGGGACGTTACTGGGTTATTTGCCACCAACTGGCATGGGCATGAATCCTAATGCGCCTCCTCCAATGCAACTACAAGGCAATAGACTTCCACAAGGCAAAACTGGACCTATGCAGCATTTCAATGAGGTTCGGGCACAAGATATGGAAAACTTGCAAAGTAATTTGGCAAGGCAACAGGCGCAAGGCGCGACTGGTTTTCGCATGGATAAACTTCAAGGCTTGCAACAGTTCATGCAGCAGAACCCAATGGCTTCATATACTGATGCTATGAAAAACTTCCAACAGGAAAGAAATCCACATGGTCCGGGCATGAATCGTCAAGACATGAGAAACCCAATGGGCGGCGGCACGACGCAAGGCGGTTATCAAAATAACATGCCAATGCCGGGTATGTTGGGTGGCGCGATGGGCGGCGGCACGACGCAAGGCGGTTATCAAAATAACATGCCAATGCCGGGTATGTTGGGTGGCGCGATGGGCGGCGGCACGACGCAAGGTGGTTATCAAAATAACATGCCAATGCCGGGTATGGTGGGCCAACGCCAACAATTGGCACCGGGCGTAACTCCTGCAATGTTTCAAAATTCGGGATATGATCCGGGGCCGATGAATACTGGCGGTCGTACTCCTCACGCAAAGGGCGGTAAAACCAAAGGCAAGACCAACATTAACATTAATGTTATGCCTCATGGTCAGGGAATGGCTGGCCCTATGGGTGGTCCTATGGGTCATCCTCCAATGGGTGGCGCACCAATGCCTCCTCCTCCGCCTCCTCCCGGCCCTCCTATGGGCGGTCCTCCTCCAATGGGTCCACCTCCCGGCGGTCCAATGGGCGGTCCTCCTCCGCCTCCTCCCGGTATGCCTCCAATGCCGCGTAAGTCTGGTGGACGCGCAGGCAAGGACTTGGGTGGTTCGCTAACGGGTGGCCCATCTGGTTCGCAAGGCATGGGTGGTCTTAGCCCACAAATTCTTAATGCACTTAAGAACGCTGACATGGCTCAGAAAGCACCCGCGATTGCAGGTGGTGGATTGACGCCACAGCAGTTGCAGGCATTGGCTAATCTGCGAACAAACCCACAGGCTGATTTAACTGGTGCTGGTGCGCTTATGGGTCGCAAGCATGGTGGCCGCACGATGGCTAAAACTGAACACGTTATTGATCATGCTGCTGGTGGTGGCCTTGGCCGTCTTGAGAAAATCAAGGCATATGGTCAGCCACAGAAGCGCATGAAATAAGTTCCATCTCCTCCCGATGGATTGACTGGGGCCAGAGTTTTTCCCTTCTCTGGCCCCTTTTTTATTAGAAAGGTGCGCCATGCGCGGGATAACACTCTTGCACTTTCATTTTAATGCCCGTTAATTTTTCAATGTAATTGACATCTTTTTGGGCAAGATCAAGTGTTTTGTGCCGTTTATATTCGTAACCTGTTTCCCTAATTTTAGATGAAATTTCTTTTTTTTGTTCACGGCTCATATCCATCCAGCCAACTGGTGATACCGTATAAAGCCATTTTAATTCTGTCATCGTTGTTCTCCGTTTTTCAACAGCGTTAATGTTAGTTTTGCCTAACACCCATTATATAGCACATTTTTACATTCAATGCAAGTCCATTTTGATGGGAAATTACATTCATTGCAAACAGTTTTAAAGGCAGTTGTGCAATAAACTGCCTATGGCACAGACATATGCAGACAGATACGCCCGGATTTTAGCCCAACTGATTGAAGAAACAATCGGTGAGGAAATGCAATTCATTTGCAACGGGATGCTTACTGACATCGCTGATTACAAACTTCACACGGGCACAATCGTGGGTTTGCGTAAGTGTTTGGACTTAATGGAAGAAGCAGAAACTATAATTGCTGGTGGCGAAAGGAAAAAATAATGCCGTATATGCGGATGTCCCATACTGTTGATCCTGCAAAAGCGTTGACTGATGAATTGGGAAATTTAGACGATATTGAAATTTTTAATAATCAGCTTTTGATTGCTACTTATGTGCGTCCTGAAAAGACAGCCAGTGGCATTATGCTTCCGGGGGCAACCCGTGATGAAGACAAGCACCAAGGCAAAGTTGGTTTGGTGGTTAAAAAAGGCCCAGAGGCTTTTGAAGACCCTGAAAATCGTTGGTTTAAAGGGTTGAAAGTCAACGTGGGTGACTGGGTATTTCTCCGCGTCACTGATGGTTGGTCAATTAATGTGCATGGCGTTTCCTGCCGCATGGTTGATGACACCGACATCCGTGGCCGCACAAAATTTCCTGACGGGGTATGGTAAAGGATTTAAAAAATGGACAGTACAGAAGAAATCCAACAAGAGTCAGAACTTGAGCCACAGGTTCAAGTGGCCCCTGCTGAAGAAGATGCGCCTGTAAAAGTAGAAAGAGCAGCCGAAAATGATGAAATTACGCCAGAAGAAGGCATAAACCATCTTAAAAAGCAGCTTGAAGAAGAGCGAAAGGCCCGTGCAGAAGCGGACCAACGTGCGTATCATGCTCAAGTACAGGCTCAAGCGGCTCAAAAAAACGCACAAGACGGCGATTATAATTTAATTGTCAGTGCAATTGATAAATCTAAACGCGATTCAGACCTTTTGAAAAACGGGTACGCTGAAGCTATGGCTGCGGGTGATTACCGCAAGGCTGCTGATTTTCAAGAGGCTATTGCATTAAATGCCAACAAGTTAACAACGCTTGAAAATGGCAAAGTAGCAATGGAAAACAGGCAAAGACAACCTGTTCAGCCAGTTGCGCCGCCAGCAAGTGATCGTGTTGAGCAATTGGCATCTATTATGACGCCAAGGTCAGCAAATTGGTTAAGAAGCCACCCTGAATTTGCTCAAGGCGCAAAGCATGAGGCAATGGTACGCGCTCACAGCCATGCGATGGGTGAGGGACACATTCCAGATACGGATGCGTACTTTCATCACGTTGAAATGCGACTTGGCCTTCACAATGTGGCGGACGAACAAGACGTTGTTTCTGTGGCGGCGCAACCTACTCAGCGGCGCACATCTGCACCGTCACCTGCTCCATCTACCCGTATGGCGTCTGCAAGTTCAGGGAAACCAAATGTTGTTCGTCTATCCAGTGAGCAACGTGAAATGGCTTCCATGATGGGCATGACCCCTGAAGAATATGCAAAGAATATGGTTTCACTAAAGCGTGAAGGAAAACTCCAATGAGTGAAGATAGCAAGTATGCAGTAGAAAAAGCATCTGGCCGCAAAACAATGCGTCCTGAAATGCGTCCAGAGGATGCCCGTGCAAGAGCAGAAGCCCGTGCAGCGGAAATCCGTGGCAACCGTGGCAATATGGATGATGGTATTGACGAGTTTTATGTTGATTCAAAAAATATTCCTGATGGTTGGTCATATGAATGGAAGCGTCACACGCTTTTAGGCAAAGAAGACCCTGCTTACCAAGTTCAGTTGGCTCGTGGTGGTTGGGAAGCAGTGCCAGCAGATCGTCATCCTGACATGATGCCTGTTGGAAACTATACAACGATTGAACGCAAAGGCATGATTTTAATGGAGCGTCCTTTGACGTTGACAAACGAAGCAAAGGATATAGAATTACGGCGTGCTAGGAACCAAGTGCGTGCTAAAGAGCAGCAACTGGCCCAGACACCGGATGGAACGATGACCCGTCAGCATGACAGTGTTCGTCCTTCGGTCAGAAAGTCGTTTGAACCAGTCCCTATTCCAGAGGACAAGTAAGCGACTTGCACCTGCCCTTGGGGAGGCGGGTTAAAATTTGTCTAGGTTTGCAGTGCTGGGCGCATAGCAACCTTCATTTCATCAGGAATCTCTGCTATGGCTAATACGCAAGCGTATTTTGGCTTCTTGCAGTATCAGGGTGGTGCAGGCGGCGCTCCTACGTTCGCCCAGTCTGCCCGTCGTATTGCAAGCGGTAACAGCACTGCTATTTACACAGGCGACCCAGTAACCCCAGTCGCGGGTACGGGCGCAGCTACAGGTTACATCACTGCTTCCGCTAACGGTGCTCAGCCTATTGCTGGTATCTTCGTTGGCTGCAAATATCTTTCCACGTCGCAGAAGCGTACTGTTTGGTCGGCTTATTGGCCGGGTTCGGATGCTACGGGTGACGTAGAAGCATACGTCATTGATGATCCAAATGCTCGTTTCGTTGTTCAGACCAGCTTTGCTGGTGCTCCAATGACGGGTACGGCAACCACCATGACTTCTGGCATTCAGGGCCAGTATGCTCAGTTCACGCTTGGCACGGGTAATACCTCCACGGGTCGTTCTGGCGCATATCTGTCGGCTGTAAGCACGACAATTACTTCGCCCTTCATTGTTGTTGATTACGCTATTGGCTTCGGCAATGGCGGCGACCCAACAACGCAGTATTGCAATGTCATCGTTGGCTTCAACAACGAAGCATGGCGTTCTAACGGTGCTGGCCCTGCCAGTATCAATGCTTAAGGAGTAATTAATTATGGCTGTTAATCTCTCACAGATTAAAGACCTTTTACTCCCCGGACTCCGTGGCGTTGAAGGCAAGTACGAGATGATTCCATCTCAGTACGACAAGATTTTCACCAAGCATGACTCCAAAATGGCTTTGGAACGTACCGCTGAAATGCGTTACCTTGGTCTTGCTCAACTTAAGTCAGAAGGCGGCCAGACCGCATTTGATTCGGGCGCAGGTGAGCGTTTTGTCTACAATCAGGAACACACTGAAATTGCTCTTGGGTACGCGATTACCCGTAAGGCAATTGATGACAACCTGTACAAGACACAGTTTATGCCGTCCAACCTTGGTCTTATTGAATCGTTCCAGCAGACCAAAGAAATTTACGGCGCAAACCTTCTTAATACGGCACAGACGTACAACGCATCTGTTGGCGGCGACGGTGTTTCTCTTGTAAACACAGCGCATCCGATTGACGGTGGTACGGTTGCTAACACCTTCACAGTTCAGCAGGACTTGAACGAATCTTCATTGCTTAACGGCATGATCAGCATTCGTACCAACTTCCGCGATCAGGCTGGTCTGAAGGTATTCGCTCGTGGCCGTAAGCTAATTGTTCCGCCACAGCTTGAGCCTGTTGCAATCCGCCTTACCAAGACTGAATTGCGTCCGGGTACCGCAGATAATGATGTTAATGCGATCCTCAGCACTGCTGGTGGCATCCCTGAAGGCTACATTGTCAACGACTTCTTGACCTCTGCATATGCTTGGTTCTTGCTCACGAACATTGACGGCTTGGCCTATATGGAACGTGTAAAGTTTGAAACCGATATGCAAGTCGACTTTGTCACTGACAATCTGCTTGTTAAGGGTTACGAGCGTTACTCGTTTGGCTACTACAACTGGCGGTCCATTTTCGGCTCGTTCCCAACGTCGTAATCTGGAAAAAGGAGACAGACTATGTCTATTACTGCTTTTTCCGGCCCCGTAATTTCTTATGGTCAAGCACCATTTGCAGATTACAATCCTGAAATTGCTCCTTCCCTTTTCTGGGGAGGGGTGGGACGCTTAGACCCACGGTCCAACTTCATTTATACCCCCGGCCAAACTTCCGGTGCTTTTACCGCAGGTTTTGGTACGACGGACGCAATGACGTTGAACTATGCGCCTTATGCTCTTAGCACTTCAGCAATTGCTGCGGCTGCTAACGTGACATCTGGTACAGCAATGACGCTTGTTTCAACAAACTCCACCAGCACTGGTGTTTCGGTTGGCGCTTCATGCACCAATTTTAATACTGGCGTAGCGGTTACGGGTCTGTTGATGGTTGATGGCTTTGCATCCTTTACAGGTGTTATTGCCAGCAGCGTTCTGACGGTTTCGTCTCTCACGGGTACGATTACCATTGGTATGACCCTTTCGGGTACAGGTGTTAATACTGGAACGACCATTGTAAATCAGCTTACTGGCCCTGCTGGTGGCGCTGGTACTTACACTGTTCAAGGTGATGACGCTGCTTCTTCTACAACGATGACGGCACAGGCAACTGGAACGATTGCGTTAGCGCAACCTTTCGGGTTACTTGGTCAGCCAGCATCGGTGTATTTGTGGAACCCGCAGGCACTTATTGCCCGTGCGGTTAGCGTTACTGGTTCGGCATCGGCAACGGGTGGCAATATTACAATCAGCGGCTACGACATTTATGGCGTACCAATGAGTGAAGTTATTGCGGCTCCCGCAAGTGCTACAACCGTCAACGGTAAGAAGGCGTTTAAGTACATTTCGTCGGTAGTTCCGGCGTTCACTGACGCGCACAATTACTCAGTTGGCACGACTGACATCTATGGCCTCCCCATTCGTTCTGATAACTTTGGTGATCTTGCGATCAACTACAATGCCACGGGTATTACAGCGAGTACGGGTTATGTGGCGGCTGTGACGACAAGTCCTGCTACTACGACCACTGGTGACGTTCGTGGAACGTATGCACTACAGTCGGCGGCGGATGCTTCCAAGCGTCTTGTTGTCCGTCAATTCGTCACCCCAGCCAATATGGGTTCCGTTGCGGGCCTATTCGGTGTCACACAAGCGTAAGGAGTAGACCATGAAGGGTCACACTGCACACCACGCGCACCATGCCCACGGCGGCAAAGCGCATCACTACGGCAAGGAGATGCATCACGAGCATCCCCGCGCTGAGCATAACAAGGGCGGTAAAGTTCGTCATCACCACGCTGATGGCGGTTCTGAACACCCTATGAAAGGCGAATACGAACATGATGAAGCACCGTCTGATGTTTATGCAGGCGCTAATTCTAATGTTGCCAAGGAAGCTAAGGAAAAGAAGCACGGTGGCCGCGCTAAGCGTAAGCATGGCGGCAATGTTCATCACATGGGCCATGTCCACGGTGAACACGCTAAGCACCGCGCTGACCGCCCAAAGCGTAAGTCTGGCGGCAAGGTAGGTTCTAATATGCACCCGCTTTCATCGGCGGCGCATGGTCAGGAACCATCGGGCCACAAGTCTTATGAGCCTGAACACGATTAAGGCAAATGGTGGGGGCTTAAAATGCCCCCACTTTTCTCTTTGGAGGATAAAATGACTGCTGCTTGGACGCGCAAAGAAGGTAAATCTCCTTCTGGTGGCCTAAATGAAAAAGGTCGCGAATCGGCTCGTGCAGAAGGGCATCATTTAAAAGCCCCAACAAAAGATTCAGATAATCCGCGTCATAGCAATTTTTGTTCTAGAATGACCGGAATGAAGCGGAAAATGACTGGCTCAGCCAAGGCTGCTGATCCAGATAGCCGCATTAATAAATCACTACGCAAGTGGGGTTGCTAATGTCTGACAAAGCATTCTGGGAAACTAAACTGCCCAAGGACCACCATACAAAACACTTGTCGCATAAACAGCAACAAAGTGCTAAAGCTAGGGCAAGGGCGGCTGGTCGGCCATATCCTAATTTGATTGATAATGCTGCTGCGGCACGGAAGAAGGGTAAATAAAATGCGTTCTGTAATTGTTAATTGCGGGCCTTATACCGCACCAAGCGCAACAAATAT